GAACGCTGTGATAAACAACATTGCAAAGTTGATTTTCGGTCGTGGTCTTCATGCTCTTGACGCCTCAAGGAAACCAAATGAATATGCAATGATGAAATCAATGGTTGATCCTGACGTTTTGCGTTCAATTGCTTTAAACTTTAAACTGCTTGGCGCAGGTTACTTTCAAATACTTTATAATAAAGAACATACAAAGATTGTTAAAGTTGATTATATACCGACAAGATTAATCAGAGTTGGTAAATGTAACGAAGATGGCGACATTGACACTTATTACTATTCTGACGACTGGACAGATATAAAGAAATACCCACCTGTTAAGTATTCAGCTTTTGGAACAAGTAAAGACGATATTGAAATTGATTGCGTCAAGTTTCATTCTGTTGACATGAAGTATTATACAGACGTTGACTATCATGGTGCGTTACCATACGCAGTTTTGGAGGAAGAAATTTCGACTTTTTTAATCAATGACGTTCAAAATTCTTTTAGTTCAACGAAGTTAATTAATTTCAGTTCAGGCGTACCGTCAGAAGAGGCGCAGCGTCAACTATCACAGCAAATAAAAAACAAATTAACAGGAACAAAAGGCGATAAAATCATTGTAAGTTTTAACGACAATCCTGAACAAAAAGCAACGATTGAAGATATTGCACTTGATAACGCTCCTGAGCATTATTCTTACCTTAGTTCCGAATGTCAAGCAAAGATCCTGAACGGTCATACAGTCATTAGCCCGATGATCGTGGGAATCACTAACGAAAATCATGGCTTTAGTTCAAACGCTGATGAAATTGAAATGGCTACAAAAGTATTTTACAATCAAAGTATTGCACCTTTTCAACAAGCAATAATTGAAAGAATCAATCATTATTTAGCTTTTAACAACGCAGCGTTACATTTGTACTTTAAGCGTCTTGACTTAATGGGGTCGATTGAAGAACTGCAACAAACTGCTGACGCTGACAACGTAGCTGCAACAGCCATGAATGGTGCGCAAATATCAAGTCTTGTTTCTATTGTTCAAGCAGTCGGTGAAGGTACTCTGACACCTCAATCAGGTGTTCAAGTAATACAAGCAGGTTTTCCTACAATATCAGAAGAAAGAGCAAGAGCAATTGTTGGTGTTAAAGAAGACGACACAATTGATCCTGAAGTAAGTTTAAATTCACAAGAATCAATTATAAATGCAATACATGAACTTGGTGAAGATGAATCTGATGAATGGGTGTTAATTGATGAAAGAGATGTTGAATACGATAATGAAGAACATTATAACAATCAAGTCAAAGAATGGGACGCTGAATTACAAGCAGAAGACGAAACAACACTTTCTAAGATAGTTAAATTTGCAACAGGTAGAGCAGCACCGAACAAAAACAGCGAACAAGACAAAGAAGTTGACGGATTATATTTTAAAGTCAGATACGTTTACGCAGGAAATCCTTCACCACAAAGAAAGTTTTGCAAAGAAATGATGAGAGCGCAAAAACTTTATAGAAAAGAGGATATTGACAAACTTAGTTCAATGAATCCTAATAAAGGTTTTGGTGAAGGTGGGTTGAACAATTATTCGATTTTCGAATATAAAGGCGGAGCAAGATGCCGGCATTTTTGGAAGCGTAGAACCTACATTGCAGCAACAAAGAAAGAAACGATTTCTTCTTACAATACAGTTGAAGTCACAACAAAAGAAGCAAACAAGTATGGTTATACACCACCGATAAACGATACACTAGCAGCAACGCAGCCAAGTAAGATGCCTTTGAAAGGTTTTAGTCCTTTAAATCAAAATTTACCGTCAGATGTTGTATAACATAAAACGATCAAGATAAAAAAATTAAAAAATGTCATATACTCTATTAATAACAACAAGCGATGTTCCAAGATTTACAGCATTAAACGGCAATGTGGATATTGACAAATTTGTTCAGTTCGCTTTAGTAAGTCAAGATATACACCTTCAGAATTATTGTGGTACAAACTTGCTTGAAAAAATACTTGCAGATATAACAGCAGGTACACTTGCAGGAAATTACTTAAACTTAGTCAACAATCATTTGAAGAAAATGTTGATACATTGGACAATGGTCGAGTATCTACCATTCAGCGCATATAGTATCGCAAATTCAGGTATATACAAAAAGTCTTCTGAGAACGCAGAAACAGTTGATAAAAATGAAGTTGATTATTTAGTTGAGAAAGAAAGAAACATTGCGCAGCATTATACAGACAGATTCATTGACTATATGTGTACAAATTCAGAACTGTTTCCTGAATATAATAACAACGAAAGTGACGATATGAATCCTGATAAAACAAGATTTCGTTGTGGTTGGGTTTTAGATGGTCAACCTGAACTTGTAAGAGGGCATAACAAAAGAGATGTTTCAAACTTAACGTACTAATTATTAAATATGATTCGAGTATATAAGCCAAAAGAAGTAAACATCAAAAAATTACAAGTTTACTTAAAGAAAAAAAAGAAGAAATAATGAAACAATTAATCATAACACATACATCAGTATTCATGAAAACAATATTAGTGTTTTTTGCACCTATTAAACCTATTATTTTATTAGTAGGTCTGTCAACAATCTTAGACACAATTGCAGGTGTATGGCGAGCAAAGAAACTTAAAGAAAAAGTATCTAGCAGAAAAGCAAGAAAAGGTTTAATACCTAAATTAGTCAGTTATATTGTTGCTGTGTTGTTAGTTTATACAACAGACTTTTTCATAATCAATGAACTTGTAAGCAATTTTATAAGTATTGACTATCTAGCAACCAAGTTAATTTCATTAGCATTGATTTCGGTAGAGGTTAAGTCTATTGACGAAAGTTTTAAAGCTGTGAAAGGTTGTTCTTTTCTGCAAAAGATCACAGACATTGTTTTAAAAGCTAGAGATATTCGAAAAAATCTAAGATAAATGGCGCATTTAGAATATTTAATTATTCATTGCACAGCTACACCTGAAGGAAGGGAAGTTACAGCAAACGAAATTTACAGATGGCACACTAATCCGAAAGACAAAGGTGGTCGTGGTTGGTCAAAACCAGGTTATTCTGAAATGATACATCTTGACGGAACGATTGAAGAACTTGTACCGTACAACGATGATCATTGGATTGATAATTGGGAAGTTTCATTCGGGGCAAAAGGTATGAACTACAAATCAAGGCATATTGTATATGTAGGCGGATGTGATAAAAACATGAAACCGAAAGATACAAGAACTGACGCACAGAAAGAAGCGCTTGAAATGTACGTCAAAAGTCATACAACATTACAACCACAATGGCGAATTGCTGCCCATTATCATTTCTCACGAAAAGCCTGCCCGAGTTTTGATGTCGAGCAATGGTTAAAAGAAATTAATGTCAAACAAAAAAACATCTATACAAAAAATCCAACAGTTTTATGAGATATTTAATACTTGTTTTATTATTATCTAGTTGTTCGAGTACATATCATTTAAAAAAAGCAATAAAAAAAGACCCTGAAATACTCAAAGAACAAACTATCATAGACACATTAAAAATTGAAACAATAGATTCTGTTGCTTATGTTGTAAACGACACTATCAAATACAGCTATTTTAAGACGATTACAGACACTATAATCAAAACGAAGTATAGATACATCAAAAACCCTAAAACAAGACAGGAGATACGCTTAGAATCTAAAAAAGAAATTAAAGAAATAAAAGAAACTGCGAAAACTGAAAGGCTTGACAAAAGACTAGATAAAAGAATTAAACAAACAGAAGTAAGAAAGTCTAATAAATCATGGACATTATGGTTGTTTTTGTTTTTTTTAGGCTTCTTTTCTGGATCGTTGACAATTTTTATTTTAAAAAGATAGTTTGATTAAAAAAAAAATATGTATAATTGTGAGCCTTTTCATAAAAGGTTTCATAGTTTATAGTTTTTCGTCTAAGTCCTGTTATTCATTTAGCAGGACTTTTTTTATTTAATAATTATGGGAGATTTTAGACCAAGAATAAAAGGTAATTTAAAGAAAGCATACGACAACTTAACAAAGAAAGAATCAAGAGTTCTTTGTATAGGTGATCTTCATGAACCTTTTTGTTTAAAAGGCTATCTTGAACATTCGATTGAAACATATGCAAAATGGAATTGCAACAGAGTTGTATTAATTGGTGATGTCATCGATAATCATTACAGTTCATACCATGAAACAGATCCGAACGGTATGGCTGCAGGTGATGAACTTGAATACGCAATTAAAAAACTTTCTAAATGGTACAGAGCATTTCCGAAAGCTGACGTTATTATCGGCAACCATGACAGACTTATAAGGCGCAAGGCGTTTACAGGTGGAATACCTAAACAATGGATAAAAGAATATTCAGATGTTTTAAATGTGCCTAATTGGAATTTCACAGACAGAGTTGTCATCGATAATGTTCAGTACATTCATGGTGAATCAGGTAAAGCTATAAAGAAAGCAAAAGATGATATGATGTCAACCGTACAGGGGCATCGTCATACAGAAATGGGGGTTGAGTTTGCTGTCGGACAAAATTATAAAGTATTCGGCTGCGCTGTTGGTTGTGGGATAAATCATGAATCTTATGCAATGAGTTATGGAAAGAATTTTAAAAAACCTGCAATTGCTGTCGCTGTAATTATAAATGGAGAATATGCAATAAATCAACCTATGAAGTTGTAATATTTCTTTGACGACTTTTTAATCATTCTTTGATTAAATACTTAGATTTTAATTCTAATCGCACATCTCAACTTTTTAATGTACTAGCATATTGATATAAAAGAAAGTTTCTTAAATCGCTTTAAAATCAAAATTAGATCGTTTTGTAAAATATCTTATAAATTTTATAATTTATTTATTATTATTTTTTTTAATAAATAAACAATTGATAATCAGCTAGTTACAAAAAACTTTGAAAAAAAGTATATATTTTTTGTTGATAAGTGAAATTTTATATATATATTTGAATATCTCATTGAACTAATGATATGAGATTTTAAAAACTATAAATTATGAGTATCGTTAAAAAAGTAAAAATTACAGATTATCGAAAACAAAATGTTGTTGCGATAAACTACCCACCTGATCCAACTAATTATGTCTATTGGGTAGATGAAGAAGGCGCAGCAGCAGAATGTATGGATAAAATGCTAGAACTATTAAAACGTAAAGATGTTAAAATAGAAGTAGTAGAAGAAGAAAGATACAACTAAAAACAATGGTGGGTTGAAATATACCCACCATTTTTTTTTAAATTAAATATTATGAAAATTTATAGAGTAAACGATAAACATTACACGAACTTTGACATTGCACTTTTACAAGCTGTTAAAGAAAATCACGCAGTAATAACTATTGAAGTAAACGAAACAAAACAACTAGAAGTTGAAAAGAATGAAGACGACTTATTACTAATTGATGATGATGGTAATGAGTATAGTTGTGAATGTGACTTTTACTTAGAAGATTATGTTACTGATATTTGCCATATTACTGGGCAACAGGAAACAGAAAAGTTCTATAATTACACAAACATTCAAATAGAAAGAAAAAATATTGAATATTTTAACCTAGACGCTGTTACAATAGAACAAATAAATGATGAGTTCCAAAACATTTGTCAAACTAAAAATGAGGAATTATAATGGTACATTTTTTCAAGCACCTTTTAGGCTTGTGTGGTGAACCCCACCCAAATATATTTACTATCCTTTTAGGTGTGCCAATTTTAACCTATTTAATATATTATATAAAAAACCTATTAAA